TCTATATCATTGATATAGGTTAGATCTATATCAAACTTAAGAAATGACCAATCATAGTGATTTTTATTTAGGTATTCTATACTATCATCATGACTAGAATTACAAAACATACAAGTTACAAAAAAATCACAATTGAATATTTGATGCTTTAATAGTACGTCTTTAAATTGTACCCATTGTCTGGAAATGTTGGACCCTGGATCAAAATAAGGTGGTTCTAATGCTAATAACAATACACATGCTCGGGTTGTTCCTTGATTCTTTTTGAACTCTATTAGATCTTCTAAGTACAAATTATCAATGTCTAGTACATGTAAACTATCACACAAAACGGCTTGTTTTGATTTTTTAAAATGTTCAATAGCAAGTTGTCTAAACATTTTCAGACCAGCCTAGCATTGAAAGGCTCGACATACAGTTGTGCCTGCTCACTGATCCTATTTAAATCGTACTTGCCACAGAACCTCATGAATCTGATTCCAACCTGGTCAACGTTCTTGTTCTCTGCCTTGGCCTGTGCAATCGTTTGATCAAGTTCTTCTATTATGGCTTCTGGTTGTGCGTGTAGATCCACCAATGCTCTGTTCCTTTCGTAGTCTTCCATCACTCTGTGTTCGTTGCCCTCATGGTCCACCCACTTGCTCAACATCAGGTTGTTCCACGTGTATCCTTTTTCCTTACGATCTGCATATGCTTCCTGTAAGCCTATCTTGTTTTTCGTGCCCTTTGTACGCACACCTGGGTATGCTGAGAATATGTTGTCACTGGGGTCACCCCTCATGCTCTTCTCGAATATGATCCATTCCACATCTGGTGCGGGCTTGGGTGCTTTTAATTTTTTATCTATGACTGGTGTGCCGTTCCTCTCGAACCAACCCTCGTGGGTCATTGTGACTTCGTTGACACCGTTGTACTGCTTGACCCGTGGTGTTATCAGTTGATTCAGATCCTTGTCTGTGCTTATGATCACGTGCTTTTGGTCAGGGTGCTTGTCTATCCAACGTGCGATCAGGTCATCTGCTTCTACTCTTTTATTCTGTAATACCGTGACATTTGTTTTTGTTTTTATGAAGTCCACGAAATCATCATAGCACTCCCAGAACACGTCATTCTCTTCCTTCTCTTTCTCTGTCATGGCCTCTGCCATCACTTTACGATTCCTCTTGTATGGTGCGTACAGGTCTTTCCTGAATGATCTGCCCTCCAGGCAGAATACCACGTGAGAGCCATTGAAGTCTCCCCATGCTTTCTTGATGGATGCGAACATGATGTGTATGGCCATGCCCACCTTTTCAGATGCGTCGCCTCTTGTGACGTGTCTGGCCCTGAAGAATGTGTTTGCTGTGTCTACTAGAATGTGTGTCAACTCAACCCCACCAGTTCTGTGTGAACTTTGGAAGTTTTTTCTTGATCGGTGTCCATATTGCTATCTCGGCCCTACCTATAAATTTAGGTCTTGGAACCAACCAGCCTATAAGGATACCGAGTAAAAAATAACCCATTACGATACCTCCGTTTTTCCGTCATCTCTCCTAGTCATTTTCACATGACCCGAAGCATTAATATCTAGTCCTTGCTCGTTGCCAATAGTCTGGCACAGTGTCTGGAACCATCTATCAACGATCTCTTCTTCGCTCTCACCTTGGTATCCAGATTGTTTCAACATGTTTACGAATTCAGGATTCCAGTCTAGCTCAAAGAAACCATTCCTAGGATTCTCAGGATTAACATTTAGATTAAGAACTTTAACTTCTGGCTCTTCGCTTTTCTTAGAACCTTTCTTGTTCTTTTTCTTTATTGTTGTCTTTGCTGTTTTTTTTACCTTCATAACTTTATTATACCTTATTTCTATTTTTTAGTCTACGGTTAAGTTCCCCATTGATTACCAAAAAGATCAACGTGCAATCTAGGAGTGTACTTGTAACCACTCTTCATTGCCATCTCCGCCACCTGTGACGATGTCTTTGCTTGTCCCTCTTGTGTGGCTCCCACAGCCATTAGATATATGTCTCCTGTGACGCCTGCTCGTGCGTATGCCTCTCTGGCCGCATCCACTTCTTTGAGATCTACTTCGTCCTGCACAACGAACTTGAAGTACAGATGTGTGTTTGGTATCTGTGAGTACTGCCTCGCCACATCTGCTCTTATGGCCTTCTCCCATGCCTCACCTGATATGCTCAGTTTGGGACTTGTTGACCAAGTGACGTGTACGGGATCTTTGGTGTAGTCACCTGCGGTCAGTCCATGCATGAACTTGTCGAAGTTGTCCTTCCATGGTTGTGTGCAGTTGGTCTCTATCGTGATGTTCTTTAGGTCTTGGAATTCTGGACATCTTATCAGTGCCTCTATCTGTCTCTGCCACATCATGGGTTCACCACCTGTTATGATGAAGTGTACGTCTTGTCCGTTGTCACATGTCCATCGGTTCTCGGGTGTGAATGCTGTGACTTTCTTTGCTATGTCTTCAACAGGATCCCAATCAACTAGGTGCTTGTATCTCTGTGACCAACTTGCTGATGCATCGCAACCGATGTTGACCACCGGTAGGTCTGAGATGTGTTTCAGATCTGTGATGTCCTGTGTGTTGTAGGGCATGTCCTCTGGCTTGATCCATTTTGATCTGTCCCTTCCCTGTCCAAACCCATGACAATGGAAGTTGCAACCAAACGTCCTGAAGAACACACTGGGTACTCCAACGAATCTTCCCTCGCCTTGCACACTGTAGAATATCTCTGAGTATCTTATTTTTTCCATATGTCTGTTTCTATATCTTTTGTTGCTTGAACGATCTCTTCTATTGTATATGATTTTTGTTGTTCAGTCAATGTGCTGGTATTTAGGTTAGTAGGCGTAACATCCGGAAAATCTCTATATAGAAAGTGCTGTATAGTGTCCACATTCACAAATTGATTAAATCCCACGTGTACTCTATCGACATCCTTGTCTGCTATGGTAATAGTCATGGCGTCGTCCAGTGCCTGCATGTTCTCGAATTCCATGTCAATCCTGAATTCGGGCATGTCCATGGATCGGAATCCCAACTTCATCCTGGTGATCCTGTAGCAGTCCATCTTTTTATGTTCGACCAGCTTGTCTAGGAACAGGCTCATCTTGGCCACGAACTCGTGTGCTGTGATGTTGTCCTTGTGGTCTGCGTATATGGTGTATATGTTAGCCAAAGTAGTCCTCCTGTGTTCCTTCCCTGTATAGGTCCTGTACTATGCAGTGTACACCTCCATCCCAGAAGTACCTGTGTCGGAAGTTGAATATGATGGGCTCAACCTTGTGCCGCTTGAAGTGTGCGAACACATCCTTGTTGTAGTTATTGCATATGATTGTGTTCTGATCTATGGATAGCATGTTCACGTCGAACACGGTCTCCTCCACATAGCCGACCCAGTCCTTCAACCAAGTGTTGACGAATTCTATCAGCTGATCGTTGTGTTCCTCGCCTTTCAACCACCACTGTCCACCCACTTTACCTTTCATCTTTAAGAATGGACTGACCTTACTCCATGACTGATCCGGCAGGTGCAACACGTCCCATCCTGGGAAGTTCGTGTTGTAGTCCTGTACATCAAACAATGAAACTATACAGCCAGGCTTGACCACACAGAAAACACTATCAGAATGGTATCCCCTATCAGACGTGTGTACCCTAAATCCTTCTCGTTCCCATTTTTCTTTGTATTTTTCTACTATTGACATATTAATGTTTAGAGCTGTGTCCCACCATATGTCCTTGCCCACTCTAACTATACAGGCAGTATTGAGAGACGGGACGTCAAGCATTGTATCTATGTTCATCGAGCGTTTGTTTATTTTTGATAACATAGCTTCATATCCTCTGTGTCGTCCATTTGCAAAATATATTTTCTCTCCAATCACTGCAAAGTGATCCCTGGGACACACAGGTGGTCTATAGACGTTCTTCAACGATCCGTACTTTTTGATGTCCAAGAAACTTCTGTATGTTTTTACGCCAGCATCCGTTAGTATCTTATCTAGTGTTTGATAGTCCTCTTCTGTTTCCTCCGCAATACGTTTCAGGGGATCCATGATCTTATCATTCTTGTATATGGGCAGGTCATGGAACCACTCGGTCTTGAAACTGGAGCCTATCCAGCAGTGCTTCAGTGGATCAAATGTGGCATATCCTTTAATTGGGATCATTTATTTCTTCTTGTTCTTGTCTAATCTCACAACCTTGCCGTCAGTGTCTTTCAGGTGTCCAACGGATTCCCTCACTATGTCGTGGTGTGAGAAGTTGGCCCAGTAAAGTTCAAAAGCAACACCGTCTGTCATACCTTCAAATGAATGATACAAGCCTGGCTTGACTGCTGTAAAGTCGCCTGGCTTTAAGATAGTTTCGTCTACTAGGTCGTAGTCCTTCTGCCAGACCTTTATCTTCAGTTCACCTGACATACAGTAGAAACCATTCCACTTCCATTCGTGCAGGTGTTTTGAACACACACCACCTTCCTTGAAATCTATCCTATGGAACTCTAAGGCATTGTTGGCCAGTATAAGTTCAGTTTCGCCCCAAATTTTTCCTGCTTTGTACATAATATTATTTTACTATTATTTAGAAGAATTGTCAACAGGGGAAAAATAAATTCCCCTGTTAATTTTAGATTATTTCTTTGTTAAATCAGAACCAGCATTTTTAAACGATGCTTGTACTGATGCACTTACTTTGATTCTACTAGACAGATGTCTGAGTAATAATCCGTAAGCCGGTAGGAAGATAACTAGACCCAATAGTATTTTTAATACCACTTGTGATCCTGCGATCTCTACCCAGTTTGCCGCCATGTACTCGTCCGCACTGTTGTTGAATGCAACAGCAAAGAAGGCATACGTGTCGATAAGATTCGCCGCAACGGTTGATACCGCTG